AGGAGTTCGACAACATCGTGGAACAGGAATACACGAACAGCGTTGAAAACCTTAAAACAACGGCTTACGTCGGCGGAGAGGAAAAAGAAGGCGTAACGCGGAAGGTTGCCGAAGTCGGCGGCAGTTCGACGGGGCTTTCCCGCGACGAAGTTTTCATCAATGCAACGGACATCGTGCAGGAATACGAAAACGAGAGCGGGCAGACCGTAACGCTTACAACGGCGCAGTATTTAGCGCTTCTTTCCGCGCGCGGCGTTGAAGAGCTGGAGCAATACGCGGAAACGCTTGCTTTCGGATCGAAGATCAACACGAACGCGAATTTGAAGTACGGCACGGACTACGATTTAGGCGATCGGGTAACGTGTATCAATAAGCGCTGGAACGTCCGCATTGACGTTCGCATAACGGAGATCGCGGAAACCTACGAAACCAGCGGCGAAGAAATAGATATTACCTTCGGCGAGAGCTTGCCCGCGCTTCTGACACAAATTCGGCAGATTACGAAATAAAGGAGGGCTTCACAGCATGGAAAAATCAAGTTTCTTCAACAGCGTTTCGCACGATCGCACGTACAAGGCGGAGGATTGGGCGGAATACTTTGCTTCGTTCATCGGGAACGGCGTTTTCCCCGTCCCTTCGACGGGGCTTCAAGTCGTTGCAAACGACGGAATGAAGCTGAACGTAAAAACGGGCAAAGCGTGGATCAACGGTTACTTCTACTTCAACACGGGCGATCTTGCCGTCGAGCTTGACACGGCGGACGGACAGTTGAACCGCATTGATCGCGTTGTCGTGCGCTGGGATTTGACAAACCGCGTTATGTCGGTGAAGGTCAAATCTTCTTCGTTCAGCGTTTCCCCTACCGCGCCCGCATTGCAGAGGGACGCGGACGTTTACGAGCTTGCGCTGGCGGACATCTACGTGGGCGCGGGCGCAACAGCTATCACGCAAAGCAAGATCACGGATCAACGCTTGAACACGTCGCTTTGCGGCGTTGTTGCCGCCGTCGTTCAGCAGATCGACACGGCGGCTTTTAACGCACAGCTTCAAGCGTGGTTCGCTGAATATCAATCCCTTTCGGCGGCGGAGTACAACACGCTTGTTTCGTATATGAATTCGCTGAAATTGCAGGGTAACACGCAATACGAAGCGTTCGAACAACACATGGCGGATTTTGAAACACAGGCGGCGGCGGACTTCAACGCATGGTTTAACGGCTTGCAAACCGTCCTTGACGATAACGCGGCAACAAACCTTCTGAACATCACGAACGCGCTTGACGCGCGCGTGGATATGCTGGAAGCGGTGCTTTTCAATGACATTACGACAAATCCGTTCTTGATCCTCTTCGATGATCTCGACGGCGTAACGTCTACGGGCATTTGGAACGAGAGTTTGCAGAGGATCGAATGCTGACGCGGTACGCTTGCACGGCGGCGGAATTGTCGTGCGTGATCGGAAACATCTTCGCGGAGCTTTCCCCACCATGCGCGGCTTGCGGCGCGGAGGTATTACAGATCACAGGAACAACGGTTACAGGGAACGCGGCAACGCTGACCGTTACCGAAGCGGGCTTCGATTTCGACGGGTGCGCCGACGATACCGCTATGATCGAGCGAATGCGGAAAGGACGGTGCATATATGCAAAGACCGGAGCGGGAGCGGAAAGAACCGACGGAATTCAACGTGATTGTGAAAGCGAAAGACCTTGTAAAGCACACCTTCACGATCACGAATTCGACGGAGCGCTACCCGAAGAAATACCGTTTTACACTGGTAAACCGCATACAGGATAAAGCGGTGGACATTTACGAATGCGTCCTTGAAGCGAACGAATTAGACCTTCGGGACGCGCAGGAATACAGACAACGGCAGAAGCTACAAGCAAAGGCGCTGACCTATTGCAAGGAGCTTCTATTTTTCATAGAGCTTTCGCAGGAAATGGGCTTTATTTCTATGAGCAGTTGCGAATATTGGTCAAAACTTGCGCTTGAAGTGAAGTACATGACGACCGCGTGGAAGAAGCGGGACAAAACGAGAGCTTGAAAAACGTTCGGGGTACATCTTGATACGCCTAATTCGTCGAACGCCAACAACGTCCGCAACGTCAATTCGGACGGCTCTTTGAACAACAACAACGCGTACAACGGCAACAGGGGCGTTCGCCCGCTTCGGTGGACTATGTGAACGAGTAGGCACAGCCGAAAGCAGAATACCACCATCAAAGGAAGGTGTATCCCGTCGCCGCTATCCACGGCGGGGACGAATACAGGATCGCCGATACCGGAGCATACCGCCTTCCGGCGGCTGGCAAAGGTTATAAACAGCGAGGATTTTTATTATGACAGACTTTGAAAAGATACACAGTTTTGAAAGCCTATACAATGCCTACCGAAAGGCGCGGCAAGGCAAGAGGTGGAAAGGAGCGGCGGCAAAGTTTGAAGTTAATCTTCTTGAAGCGTTGAACCTATTAAGCGCGCAGATCAGAACGAAGCGCTATACCATGTCCCCGTATAACACGTTCGAGGTATACGAACCGAAGCGCCGCGTGGTTATGTCGAACAGCTACAAAGACAAGGTTGTTCAACATTCGCTTTGCGATAACGTGCTTGAACCGATTTTGACACGATCGTTCATTCGCGATAACTACGCGTCGCAGGTGGGGAAAGGTACGCATTACGGGTTAGACAGGCTTCAAGAGTTCATGCGGAGGTTTTACAGGAAGAACGGAATTGACGGCTGGATACTGAAAGGCGATATTTCAAAGTATTTCTATTCGATCCGGCACGACGTTTTGAAAACCTTAATCCGCGAGAAGATAACCGATCCGGACGTTTTGTGGCTGATTGATCTTATCATCGACAGCACCGAAGGCAACGTCGGAATACCGATCGGCAATCAAACTTCACAGCTTTTCGCCCTTCTCTACCTTGACGGGCTGGATCACTTCGTAAAGGAAAAGCTGGGTATCAAATATTACGGGCGCTATATGGACGACTTCTTTTTGATCCATCACGACAAAGCATATTTGCAGGAGTGCCGGAAGCAGATTGAAGCGTTCGTACAGGCGCGCGGGCTTTCGCTGAATGCGAAAACGAATATCTTTCCCTTGAAACACGGCGTTGATTTTTTGGGCTTTCATACATACTTGACCGAAAGCGGCGCGGTGATCCGCAAGGTGCGCCGCAGGAGCAAGAACAATATGAAGCGGAAGTTGAAGAAATTAGCCGCCCTTCACGCGGCGGGACGGATCGACGCAAAGACCGTTGAACAATCCTATCAAAGCTGGAGAGGACACGCCGAAAAGGGAAACAGCTATCACTTGATCCGGCGGACGGATCAGTATTACAACAGCTTAATGAAATCAAAGGAGGCGGCACAATGTCAAAAACATTAGGCAGTTTGTCGGTGGGCGCGAAGATTGAAGTTCCGGTTCTTTCGGCGTATCAATCGCGCTTCGGATCAAAGATCGTTTTCAAGATCGCCGACAAGAACCACAGCGGCTACCCGTCGAATTCCGTAACGCTGATTACGGAAAAGATCATTCAGAACATGGCTTCCGACGCGAAAGAGCCGAGCAACAGCAACAGCGACCGCAAGAATTACGGAAATAACCGACATATCTATTCAAACCTTCTGCAATGGCTGAACAGTAACGCGGCGGCGGGCGCATGGTACAGCGCAAAGCACAGCGCGGATCAAGCGCCGACGACGAAGAACACGCACGTAACGTATAATCCGTACACTTCGTGGGCGGGCTTCCTTGCAATGCTTGATCCGAAGTTTGTTGCGGAGCTTATGGAAACAACGCTGACCGTTGTTAAATCTTCGACCGACGGCGGCAGTTACGAAACCTTCAAGGCGAAAATGTTTCTTGCGTCCACCACCGAAGTGGGGCTTGCGAATGAAAACAATATCGCGGAAGGATCGCTTCTTGCGCTATTCAGCAACGACGCTTCCCGCGTCGCTTATCCTACGGCGCAATGCGTGAACAACGCCGACGGTTACACGAACAGCGGCTTTGCAACGTCAAAGGGCTGGTATTGGTGGCTTCGGACGCCTATTTCGTCGGACGCCAGCCACGTCCGCAGCGTCATTTCGGACGGCTCTTTGGACTACTACTACGCGTACTACGGCCTCTGGGGCGTTCGCCCGCTTTGTAATCTTAAATCTTCTATCTTGGTATCTGACAGCCCGAACAGCGACGGAAATTATACGGTAATCTACAATTCCGCGCCTTCCGCGCCGCCCAGCATTACCGCGCCAGCAACGTGTTACAGCGGGCAGAACATCAACATTTCTTGCGCGGCGGCGACCGATCCGGACGGCGACGCGCTGACCTATTGTTTCGAGCGCTCATACAACAGCGGCGCGTGGACACAGGTTCAAGCGTCCGCAAGCAGGACGTTCACGGAAGCGGTATCGACCGCGTGGAACACGTTAAAATACCGCGTCCGCGCGAAGGACAGCTACGGCAATTATTCCGCGTACACAACAAGCGGAGATATTGCCGTAATCCATAACCAGCCGCCCGTGATTTCCGGCAGTAACGCCGATCTTGGCACGAAGCGCGGGGATTTCACTTATCAATACAGCGTAACCGATCCGGACGGCGACACGGTGAACGTTGTTGAAAAGATCGACGGAAAGACAATCGCGACGAAGAACGCGATCACGCTGGGCGCGACGCGGACGCTTTCTGTTGCCGGAAATACCTTCACGGCGCTTACGAACGCACAGCACACGATCACAATTACGGCGACCGACAGCGCAGGAAATAGCACCGTCCGGACGCTGACGTTCACGAAGTCGATTGCGGGCTTCGTTATCACGCTTTCAGCGCCGTTGGAAGCCAACAGCCAGCCGACACGCGCGAATATCAAGGTAACGCGAGATATTCCGGCGGGCGGCACGTTCAAGGTTGAAGCGACGAACAATCCGTTTGACGCTTCCCCCGTTTGGGAGGATTGCACGAACGCGGTTGTTCAAGGCGTTGCACACGTTTTCACAAATAAGATCAACACGGCGGCACAGTACGGAATGAATATCCGCGTAACCGTCCAGCGCGGCGACGCGCTGACCGCTTGCTGGGTATCGGGGATCGGGGGGAATTTTGAATGAGCGTAATTCACAAGAAGAGCAACGGCGGAGCTTCCACCGAAATTGAAAAAGAAGTTCGGGAAGTCAAAGCGGCGGGAGAGCAAACCGCCGCTTTGCTTGCCCTATCCTTCAAAGCGCAGATCGTGCAGGATCGCGCCGCCGGAACGAACGTCATTTCCGACGCGGCGATCATGCAATCGGCGGAAGTGATCGAATACGACGAATACGCCGACAATCACGCTTACAACACCGTCGGCGAAATCATCAAGCACAACGGGCGGTATTACGAGATCAAAGCGGCGCACACGTCGAACGCGGCGGCTTATCCCGTTGAAACCACCTTCGCGTACTATCGCTTGATCGAGCTTTCCGCGACCGGAACGCTTGACGATCCGATCCCGTATCCGGAAACGGCGGGGATCGTCGTTAATGTCGTTTCCGGCTTGTATTACAGCTACAAAGGCGCGGTATACCTTGCAAAAGCAGATATGCCGAATTGCGTTTATCCGCCGGACACGGCGGGCTTGTGGCAATGGGAAAAAGTAACCTAACGGGAAGGAGGATCAACGATGGACACTTTCACAACGCTTCTTTCCGTCTTTTCTACCGTATGCGCTATCGTGTTCGGCTATATCGCTTTTGTTCGTAACAGGGACAAGGACAAGGAAAGCAATGTGAAGCACGACGCGACCGTTTTAACCGAGATCGGATACATCAAGGCAAACACGGACGAAATCAAGGCGGAGCAGAAGGAACAGCGAAAGACGAATACGGAGTTCGTAACGCGCTTGACCGACGTTGAAGCGTCGGCGAAACAGGCACACAAGCGGCTTGACCACATCGAAAAACGAATGGATCAAGCAGAGTAACACCAGCGGCGGCGGGGGCTTACCCGCCGCTTCTTCATTGCAAAGGAGGGTTCAGCAATGAGCAATAGCAAACTTATTTCGTGTACGCTGATTTCGCCGAACAAGAACAGCCCACGAAATCACAAGATCGACACGATCACAATTCATTGCGTCGTCGGGCAATGTTCCGCCGAGAGGATCGGCGAAATCTTCAAGCCGACTTCGCGACAGGCGAGTTCAAATTACGGGATCGGCTACGACGGGCGGATCGGGCTTTACGTCGATGAAGCCGATCGTTCGTGGTGCAGTTCTTCGGCGGCGAACGATAACCGCGCAATCACGATCGAGGTTGCAAGCGACACAAAGCACCCATACGCCGTGAATGATAAAGCATACGCGGCGCTTCTTGATCTTGTCGAAGATATTTGCCGCCGGAACGGGATCAAAAAGCTGGTATGGAGTACAAGCAAGGACGACCGCGTAAATCACAAGAACGGGTGCAATATGACCGTTCACAGGGATTACGCGAACAAGGCTTGCCCCGGCGATTATCTGTATAACCGACATGGCGAGATCGCGACGGAGGTAAACAGGCGGCTGGGCGTTCCGGCGGAGGAACAGAAGCCGGAGCAGAAGCCGCAGGACGACGCGAAGAGCCTTTACCGCGTCCAGCTTGGCGCGTTTGAAAAGAAGGACAACGCAACGGCGTTCGCGGCGAAGCTGAAAAAGGAAGGCTTCGATACCTATATCGTGCAGATCGGCAAGTATTACAAGGTGCAAGTGGGCGCGTTCAGCGTCAAGAAGAACGCCGAAGCTATGCTGGAGAAGTTGAAGAAGGCGGGACACGACGACGCTTTCATTACCTATTCCGGCACGTCCGGCGGGACATCGGCGCGGAAGATCACAACGGGAAGCAAAGTGCGCGTGAAAGCGGGCGCGAAAACCTATTCCGGCGGAAGCCTTGCTTCCTTCGTCTATTCCCGCGATCACATCGTCAAAGAGCTTTCCGGAAAGCGCGCCGTGATTACCTACGGCGGAACGGTTGTCGCGGCGGTGAACGTCGATGATCTAACGCTTGTTTAACACACGCACAACGCACGGTATGCGTTACACAACGCGCGCCGTGCGTTAATTGCGCTATGAAAGGGGACGCAATGAAAAACAAACCTTCGAGCGGGAAGCGGGTGGCGAAGCGCCGCTTCTTCAAGGCTGACGAACGCTTCGCAACGAAAGCCGTTATTGTGATCGCAATTACAACGGCGGCTTTCATCGTCGCGCAGTACGTTTCATTCCTTATCACGCGGCAGGAACAAACCGTTCTGATCGAATGGTATTTCCGCGCCGTCGTGATCGAATGCGGCGCAATGATGATGAAGCGTCTTGCCGAAGTAATCGTCGGCAGGATTAAGAAAAAAGAAAAAATCGACATAACAGAAAGCGAGGATACAAACAATGACTATTGATCTTACCAGCATTGCAAACGCCGTGATCGCTCTTATCGCGGCTATTATTACCGCCTTCGTGATCCCGTGGATCAGAAGCAAGACGACCGCCGCACAGTTTGAGAAAATCAAAATGTGGGTAACGGTTGCCGTCGAAGCCGCCGAACAGATTTACACCGGAAGCGGCAGGGGCGCAGAGAAGAAAGCATACGTCGTTGAATTTCTGAATAACAAGGGCTTCAAGATCGACGCGGAAACGCTGGATAAACTGATCGAAGCCGCCGTCTTTAATCTTCCGGACTACTTCACTATTTCCGGCATTCCGGCGGATACCGACAGCAACAAAGAGTAATTGACCGCGCGGCGGATCGCGCTTCCCCTTTCAGCCTTCCGCCGCATAAAGAACAATCCCCCGTGCGGGCTTTCAAGCCTTGCACGGGGGATTTTTTGTTTGGTTCACTTCGTATAGACGACGCGCGCTTCGGCGTTGTAAATCTTTTCGTTATCTTCAAAGCAATCAATCGTGATCGTTACATCATCGACGCGATCAACAATCGGGAGCGTTTGCGAAAGATCGCTTTTCCGAACGTATCCGATCAATTCATCTTCTGCAAAAACACGGACGGCGGGCGCGCCTTCGTATTCGCACGTTTCCAAACGACCGTCAATTCCGATACCGTCGCTTTCGCGATACAGCTTCGCAAGAACACGCTGGCGGCTATCGAATGTTACGCCGGACACAGGCAAAGAAAGAACGCCGTGCGTAGCTTCAAATTCGCGTCGGCGGGCTTCTGCTTCCGCTTGCGCGCGGGCTTCTTCCTCTTGCTTCAAGCGCGCTTCGGCGGCGGCTTTACGTGCCTTTTTTTCTTTGAAATATCCTACAAGCGCGAGGACAACGGCAACGGCAACACCGGAAGCGAATTCGCCGATCCCATCCGGAAGGAAGGTAAAGGAACATACAAGGAACAGCGCGGCGGCAACAAAAAGAGCGATAGAAGATTTCTTCATTCTCATTCCCCTTTCAAATTGTAAATTTTTAAGGCAGAATTCGCCCATTCTGACCTTTAACACAATTATACGCGCTTCGTGCGCTAAAATCAAGAATAAAGCGGAATATTTACACACCGTTTGCAAATAATCAGAATGAAGAGGGATCGCGGCGGCAATGAAGATATATGATTACAACGGCAAGAAGAACATTTGCGGCGACCGATTGCGCGAAGCGCGCGTCGTCCGGCGGCTACGGCAAGAGGATTTAGCCGCACAAATACAGTTGAAGGGGATCAATATGGAGCGGGACAGCATAAGCCGAATTGAAATCGGTACGCGCTTCGTATCCGACTTTGAATTGAAGATATTTGCGGAAGTGCTGGGCGTTTCGGTACAATGGCTTTTAGGCATAGACGAATAACGGCGGCGGGGCGATCCCGTCGCCGCTTATTTTTTTCTGCTTTTTTCGCAAAAGCTATTGACATATACGCACGTATATAGTATAATAATAGACAGAAAGGAGGTTAAGACGTTGAGCAAGAAAAAGCAAAAGAAAAGCGGCAATAAGAAAGACCAGCCAGCAAGCACAATCAATCTTATTACCGCGATCGTAAACCTTGTAATTGCAATTCTTCTTCTGATAGAAAAGCTGACAAGGTAACGGGCAGGGGGAGAAATCCCCCTTGCCTTGATAAGTATAACACAAAAAACGCTTAACGTCAATGGAGCATGGATACAGCGATTTATATTCTTGTGGCGATTAGCATTGCTTTGTCGATCGTTGCTATCGTCTTATCCTTGAAGCGGAGGAAGTAACAGAATGAACGAAAAGGACTATTCAGCGCAGAAAAAGCACATTCGGACGCATTACGCCCGCTTCCCGCTTGATCTTCGTCCGGAAGTGCTGGAGGAATTCAAAAAGGCTTGCGCGGAAAACGGGACAACGCCGACAACGGAAATCAAGAAGTTTATTGCGGCGTATTGCGAAGCGGCGCGGGATAAGTAACTATCGGCAGGGGCGGCAGAAATGCCGCCCTTTTGTCATATTCGGAAGCTGGAGGAAGGAAGAATGCACAAACACTTAACATGGACAGACCGCCTAAAAATCGAAAAGGGCTTGAAAGAGGGTTTGAAGCCTTGCGCGATCGCTGACCGTCTGCACGTCCACAATACAACGATATACAGGGAGTTGAAGCGCGGACGCTATACGCATTTGAATTCCGACTTGACGACCGAAGAACGCTATTCGCCGGAGATCGCCGAACAGCGTTACCGTGAAAACCTCAAAGCCAAAGGCGGCGAATTGAAGATCGGCAACGATTACGAATTATCCGCCTTCATCGAAAAGAAGATCGGCGAAGAAGGTTATTCCCCCGCCGCCGTCGTCGGAGAAATCAAACGGCTGGGGCTGACCTTCAAAACGGAGATCAGCGAAAAGACGATCTATAATTACATCGACAAGGGCATATTCTACGGGATCAGCCGCGAGAGCTTGCCGGAACACGGGGAGCGGAAGCGGAAGTATGACAAGGTGGAGCGGAAGAAAGCCGCCCGCGCGCCGCAGGGCGAAAGCATAGAGGAACGCCCGCCGGAAATCAACGATCGGCAGACCTTCGGACATTGGGAAGGCGATTGCGTATGCGGGAAGAAGCGGACGAAGGAAACCTTGTTCGTTCTTTCGGAGCGCTTGACGCGGAACGAAATTATTATCAAAATGCCGGATCAGACCGCCGCCAGCGTCGTGGCGGCGCTGAACAAATTAGAACGCCGCTTCGGGAAGAAGTTTTCACAGATATTCAAAAGCATTACGTTTGACAACGGATCGGAATTCATGGATTGCGCCGGAATTGAAAAATCCGTCTACGGCAAAGACCGGAAGCGCACGAAGGTTTATTATTGCCACCCGTACAGCGCATACGAACGCGGCACGAATGAGAACATAAACAAAATGATACGGCGGTTCTTGCCGAAAGGAACGGACTTCCGGAAAGTAACCGCCGCATATATTCAGCGCGTCGAAACGTGGATCAACAATTACCCGCGCGAGATTTTAGGCTTTGAAACGTCCGGATCGCTCTTTGAAAGATACGTCGCCGAAGCCGCTTGAAGCCCTCTGAAAAAATATTTTAGTTTTTTCTGCTTTTACTCTTGACTTTTGCGAAATTTTTTCGCACTCCATTGATAGGAAAAACGGTTCTTCCCTTTTTGCGTGAAATATGCTATACTTATTCTGCATTTTTGCGGGAAACGGGAAAGAAGGGAGGCGGTCCAATGGAATTTGTCAATGACCCCATTGCCCGGCGGATCCGGGAAGCCGCCGGACGGGGAACACTTTCCCACGCGCTGCTGTTTTCCGGCAGCGGGGACCGGATCGCCGCCGCGCAGTACGCTGCTGCGGCCATGGAGTGTCAGGGCGGCGGACAAAAGCCCTGCGGGACATGTCCCGCCTGCCGCAAGGTGTTCTCCGGCATTCACCCGGACGTTATCACCGTCCGGGACGAGGCCCATAAGAACCTCTCCGTGGACACCGTCCGCCAGATCCGCGCCGATGCCTATATCCGGCCCAACGAAGGTGCCCGGAAGGTCTATATCTTTCCGGACTGCACCATTCTGACAGAGCAGGACCAGAACGTACTGCTGAAGATCGTAGAGGAAGGCCCGCCCTACGCGGCATTCCTCTTCTGTGCGGAAAATTCTTCCGTGGTCTTGCAGACGCTCCGTTCCCGGTGCGTGGAGCTGAAGCTCCATCCCGCCGTCACCGTGGAAAAGGAAAGCTCGGAGGCGGGCGTGGAGCTGTGCCGTCTGCTGGCAGCAGGGAAGAGGGGGACTGTCACAGAGCTGATGGTCCGTCTTGAGAAAAAACGGCTGGACCGGGACGGCCTTGCGGCCATGCTGGATCAGGCCCGGACCCTTCTGGCGGCAGCCCTTCTGGCCCAGTACGGTCAATCCCCGGAGGGACCGGACGCGGCCCTTGTCGTCCAGCTTGGGAAACGCTTGACAAAACAGCGGATCATGGGCACAATAGAATTGTTACAAACGTATCGCGGAGCCTGTTCCTACAATGTGGGCGCCAGCCATGTGCTGGGGGCTTTGGCGGTGGAATTGGAGGAAATCCTTTGACTGAAGTGATCAGTGTCCGCTTTCGTGGCGGATGCAAGAATTATTATTTTGACCCCAAGGGACATGCGGTGAAAATGGGCGATCAGGTCATCGTGGAGACCGCCCAGGGCCCGGAATTCGGCACCTGCACTCAGGGGAACCACG